TCTTCCAATATCTACCCGATGCAGTCCAAGTCGATGCCGGACTCACCCTTTACCGCCCGACCAGTCACAGATAGTTCTGACTAGTGGGCGCTCGTAAACAGCCGCTACGAGGGGCAATCAAAGCAAGGCTTCACAGTCCACTTCTCAAGGGCAAAACTAGGGCAGATGAGATTGCTAAGCTCGCAGATGATCTAGGGACTCCGCTTATGCCGTGGCAACGCTGGGTCTTAGACGACATGATGCGCGTGGATGCAAAGGGCAACTACATCCGCAAGACATCGCTGTTGTTGGTAGCTCGACAGAATGGCAAGTCCCATCTAGGACGTATGCGCGTCATTTGGGGGCTCTTTTACGGAGGTGAGATGAAGCATTTGATTATGTCATCTAACCGAGCCACAGCCCTTATGACCTTTCGTGAGATTGCATGGATCATCGAGAACGCCCCTCAACTCAAGGCAGGCACAAAGGCGATTCGATATGCCAACGGCGGAGAGCGCATCGAGCTTCTCAATGGTGCAACGCTTGACCTCGTATCTGACACGCGAGACTCATCTCGTGGCCGCACCGCCGACTTTTTATGGATCGATGAGGTTCGAGAGATCAGTAAGGATGGCTACACGGCTGCGATCCCTACCACTCGCGCTAGACCTAACTCGCAAACTTTCCTGACTAGCAATGCGGGTGATGCCTTTTCAGAAACACTTAACAATCTTAGAGAACGCGCTCTATCTGCACCGCCTAAGTCATTTGGATTCTACGAATACTCAGCGCCACAGTATTGCAAGATTACAGATCGCAACGCTTGGGCGATGGCCAATCCAGCGCTCGGCTATACAATAACGGAGGAATCACTTGAAGAAGCTGTGGCAACTAATAAGATTGAAGATATACGCACGGAATTATTATGTTCGTGGATTGATTCTTTGCAAAGTCCGTGGCCTCATGGCGTACTTGAGGCGACAAGCGATGCCACGCTCTCGATTCCGCCTGGTGGCTATACAGTATTTGGTTTCGATGTATCTCCATCTCGCCGCAATGCAAGTCTCGTCGCTGGCCAAATTATGGGTGATGGAAGAATCGGGGTTGGAATCCTACAAACGTGGGAAAGCCAAGTCTCAGTCGATGACCTAAAGATCGCAGCTGACATCAAAGGCTGGGCTGATCAGTACCGGCCGAAGATGATCTGTTATGACAAGTACACGACGCAATCAATTAGCGAACGCCTTGCCAATGCTGGACAGATTACGACAGACGTTTCAGGACAGCAGTTTTATCAGGCTTGCTCTGACCTTCTTGATGGTCTAGTTCACGGCCGAGTAGTCCATAACGGACAAGCCGAACTGATTCAACAGATGAATAATTGCGCGGCTAAGGTAAATGATTCGTCATGGCGTATCGTCAAGCGAAAGAGTGCTGGCGATGTATCAGCGCCGATCTCTCTCGCCATGGTCGTAAGTATGTTGATGAAACCCCAACAGATCGCAGCAATCTACACCGCATAGTGTATAATTGCCCTCTATGGGTATCCTTTCGCGCCTTACAGGTGCAGCACCGAAAGCAAATGTCGAGGCTCAGTACGCACCTCAGGTTCTAGGTGAGTATTCACCTTATGCGATGCCATTTCAATTCGCTTATGTGGGTCGCACCGAAGCAATGGGAGTGCCTGCCCTAGCGCGTTGCCGCAATCTACTCGCTGGCACAATCGGCACCATCCCACTTGAGCTTTATAAAAAATCTACAGGTGAAGAATTAGGAAAGCCACTTTGGCTTGATCAACCTTCCTATTCACAGCCACGTTCAGTCACTATTGCCTACACAGTCGATTCACTTCTATTCTACGGGCAGGCATTTTGGCAAGTAGTCGAGACTTATCAAGAAGATGGTCGCCCATCACGCTTTGAGTGGGTCGCTAACAGCCGAGTCACAGCGACACTTGATCGTGATAATGTTTTCGTCAAGTCATACGCAATCGATGGCACTACAGTCCCAATGGACGGCCTCGGATCGCTTATCACATTCCAATCTTTAAGCGATGGCATTCTAAACACAGGCGTCTCAACGATTCGCGCCGCACTAGACATTCAGAAAGCCAGCGTAGTCGCAGCGGCCACCCCAATGGCTACAGGCTACATTCGTAATTCAGGTGCAGACCTTCCACCTGCCGAAGTACAGGGATTGCTTTCAGCATGGAAGAATGCTCGCCTTAATCGTTCTACAGCCTATCTCACATCGACTTTGCAATATGAGGCAGTCGGATTCAGCCCTAAAGATATGATGTACAACGAGGCCATTCAAAATCTTGCAACCGAGATTGCTCGACTTTGCAACGTGCCTCCATATTACGTTTCGGCAGATCAGAACACGACAATGACCTACGCCAACGTCACAGATGAGCGCAAGCAATTCCTCACGCTATCTTTACAACCATTTATCTCAGCAATAGAAGATCGTCTATCTATGGATGACATCACAGCTCGTGGCAACATCGTCAAATTTGACATCGATAAGAATTATCTACGCACCGACCCACTTGTAGAACTTTCAATCATTCGTGAGATGCTCGATCTTCAGTTAATTACTCAAGAGCAGGCAATGGCGATGACAGACCTAACACCTAATGGAAGCGAAGGCATGCAATGAAAGAGATGCTCACATTCTCAGCAGAACTGACAGCAGATGCGTCAGAGCGCACAATCTCAGGAAAGATCGTTCCTTTTAATGGCGAGGTCGGTAACACGTCCGCCGGTGCCGTTGTCTTTGAGCCCGGCGCGATTAACATAGCTGATTCAAGCAAAGTGAAGCTCTTACTAGAGCACGATCCTAAGCAGCCAATCGGTCGCGCTCAATTCTTTAACGAAACAGAAGATGGAATCTTTGCATCTTTCAAGATCTCTAAATCATCCCGTGGCACCGATGCTCTCATCGAAGCCAGCGAAGAACTCCGCACAGGACTTTCAGTCGGAGTTATGGTCAATGCAGCAAAGCCTAAAAATGGCGTGCTGTATGTGTCGAGTGCAGACCTACTCGAAGTAAGTTTGGTTCAGGCAGCAGCCTTTAAGTCTGCAGCCGTAACCGATATCGCGGCGTCTGAAGATGAAGCCGTTGAAGAAACCCTACCAACAGAAAGCGAGACAGCCACAGTGGAAACCACTCCAGCAGTCGAAGCAACACCTACAGTTGAGGCTGCCGCAGTTGAAGCTGCTCGCCCTGCTGTAACAGCAATGGCTTACACAAAGCCACGCATTGAAGTAACAGCTGCAAAGTATGCAGAAAACACAATCCGCGCAGCACTCGGAGACGACGCAGCTCGTCAATGGATCGCAGCAGCGGCAGATACAACCGACAACGCTGGTCTAGTGCCAACACGTCAGCTATCTGAGATCATCAACCCACTCGGTACAACCATCCGTCCATCAATCGATGCAATCTCTCGTGGAGTGCTTCCTGATGCCGGTATGACTTTCGAGATCCCTAAGATCACACAGATGCCAACAGTTGCAATCGAGCCTGAAGGCGATGCATTCTCTGACACAGATCAGAACTCAAGCTTCCTTTCAGTAACAGTACAGAAGTACGCTGGACAGCAGACATTCTCAGTTGAATTGCTAGATCGTACATCTCCAGCATTCTTCGATGAGCTAGTCCGCAACATGGCAGCAGCTTACGCAAAGGCAACTAACTCAGCAGTAAACGCTGCACTTATTTCAGGTGCTTCACTTGATGCAACAACAGTTGCAACGTATCCAACAGCAGCCGAGCTTCTCGGAATTGTTGCTCGCGGATCAGCATCTGTTTATGGCGCAACAGCAGGACTTCCAAATCCATTTGCTCGTAACATGGTCGTATCTACAGGACAATGGTCAAACATCATGTCACTCAACGATGCAGGACGTCCAATCTACACAGCGTCACAGCCAATGAACGCAGGCGGAGCAGTTGCTCCAACTTCACTCACAGGTAACGTTGCTGGACTTAACCTTTACGTTGATCCAACAAACGGTGGCGATGGAGATGGAACAATCCTTATCGTTAACCCAGATGCGTACACATGGTACGAGTCACCAACCTACCGCCTCCGCGCAGAGTCAACAGCTGCAGGACAGGTAACTATCGGTTACTACGGCTTCGGCGCAATCGCAACCAAGGTTGCAGCAGGCGCATTCAAGAACAACAAGGCCTAACAGCCACCTAAGTCGCTCGGAGGGTAGTGCCCTTCTACCCTCCGAGTCTTTAGAAAGGATCAGAGCATGGCATTGACAACAGTTGCAGAGCTTCGCACCGCCTTAGGCGTTGGCACTCTCTATACTGATGCAGTCTTGCAGTCTGTCTGCGACGCAGCGGACAACGTACTCTTGCCCTTTCTATGGAAGAACCAGCAATACATAATTGCTCACGGCAACACGGGCACAACAGGCACTCTGTACTTCGATCACAACATTCGTGAAGTATTTTACGTCGGACAATCAGTTGTAATCTCAGGTGCAGGTACTAAGTACAACGGCACCAAGACAATCACAGGCGTTGATGCTCGATCATTTAATATAACTACGACTCACACTAGCGACAACCCACGTCACACAGTCGAGCCTTTCGGAATTGCAGCAGCTGAGACTTATACAGATTATTCAACAATCCCAGCAATCCAAGAAGCGTCGCTTATGATCTCGATCGACATTTGGCAAAGCCGTCAAGCGCCATCAAGCGGAGGCGTAACAATCGACGGATATCAACCTTCACCTTACAGAATGGGCAACACACTTCTAGCACGCGTTCGTGGATTGCTTGCGCCTTATCTCGATCCGAGATCGATGGTGGGCTAATGGCCGCCATATCAACACTCCGAGCAGGATTAGCA